AGCGTGATTTAGTATTTGGTCAAGAACCCCACAGGCAGGTAGTTGGCTAATGTTTACTCAAGGTACATTTGCAACCGTTGGTGCTCAATCTACAGACACCCCAACCGTTTATAGCTATAAGACTAATGATACTATTTCTGTTGTCTCTGCTGTTGGTTACTTCGACGATAAACGCCAAGAGCTTGACCTTGGTGATTTGATCTTCGCTCAATGTGTCGATGGATTCTTTACGCTCGACATTCTGAATGATACCTCTAGTGCTGAGGTAGTAACAGGATTGAGGCTAACGCAAGTAATCAGACGAGAATCAGATTTCCCTGTGTCAGTTGGTGGGCGTCATCCGTTGGAAGCGAAGGTCTATCAGATTGATGGCAATGTCACTATTGCTGATGGCTTGGACATGGCCGATGGCACCACGCTTACGTCCACAGGCGCACGAATCAATATACTGGACTATACGGGCACAGATATATACATAAAGTCGCTTGATGGAGACTTCAGTGTGCTTTCAGTAGGTCTTGATTGCGCCAATGGAACTTTGTTGGATTTTGAAGATATCTCTGCACCACAAACAAGCAGAGGCACATTTGATACTGTCACTATCGACTCTTGCGATAAATTGGGCCGGGTTAAAAATGTCGCATCATTAGTGTTTACAAACACCAGGATTGGTAGTGTCATAACCGATGGAATTAATTTTGAAGGGTTGATACCTATATTTGCATATGAATTCATAGCTACAGTAGTTAATGGCGGCACTCTGTTTGAATTGGGAACCGCTACCTTTAACATCTTTGATGTTGCTTCTTTTAACATCTTTGTAGGTGCTGGCACTACGTTCATATCTGGATTGACTGACAGTGGAAACATCGTAGCAGGCGGTCAGGCTCAAATATTAGATGGTCGATTATCTGGTACTGGAACTGATCTTACTGGCGTTTCGGTCAGAGACGATATTCTATGGAAGTTTGACAATATCAACCGAATACAGGACACAAACCCAGAAGCGTTATTACATTTCCAAGGTAACGCGACAGAAACAGTCATTTCCACTATTAACACGCCAGTAAAAGTTAATGCTGTATGGACAATAGATTCGGAATCATTCTTTACCGGAGATACGACAGGAAAAGTAATTTATGACGGCATAAAAGACTTATCTGTTCCGATTGATATATCTGTCCGTTTATTTGCTGCCGGTGGCGGAACTCAAGATGTAACTGTGTATCTTGCCTTAAACGGTTCAATTATATCTGGTTCTGGTCGAGGTGTGGAAGTCAGCGGAACCAAGGGCCAGAATGTGTCTATTCCTTGGCAACGAGAACTTATCACAACCGACTTTCCAGAAGTATTTGTTGAGAATAATTCGGGTACGACCAACATCGTCGTAACGGATGGGATATTCAGGATGCGCTAATAGCATGTTCATGCTGATAGTTTTTTGCTATCATACAAGTTAACCACCGATAACCAGTGTCTCTGGCCGGAATAAGGTTGAATTAGATTGACTCAATTCGCCCCTTTTCTGGACAAGCGAAGAAAGTTAACAACACTTTTTCCGTTTTAAGGAGACATTAAAATGTCTAAGAACTTATCAAATGCAGCCGTAATTGAATTTGATGCCGAGGTTAAGCACGAATACCAAGGCATGAAATCATTGCGTGAAACTGCATCTCTACGCACAGGCTTTAAAGGCGAATCCTACAAATTTACTCGTATGGGTAAAGGTCTAGCCAATCAGAAAGCCACTCAAGCCGATGTTACTCCAATGGATATTAGCCATGCTCGCCAAACAGCGACTATGCAGAATTGGAATGCACCGGAATACACAGACATCTTTGATCAAGCCGAAGTCAATTTTGACGAACGCCAAGAACTTGCGCAGACTATCGCAAAAGCCATTGGTCGCCGTGAAGATCAGCTTGTTATTGATGCTCTGGCCGCTGTTTCATTTGCGGCAACCAACGATGAAGACCCTGATACGGGTCGAATCTTTGACATCTCAGCTACCCGGAACTTCGATCTCACATCTATTCGCTCTGCTAAAGGGCATTTGGATGATATTGAAGCAGAGGCAGATGGTCGTTTCATTGTTCTTCGTGCGCTGGCTTTACAGAAGCTTTTGGAAGACACCACCGTCACCAGTTCGGACTTTAATACTATCCGAGCGTTGGTAAATGGTGAGCTTGATACCTATTTGGGCTTCAAGTTTATAGTAATCGGCACTCGCAAAGAGGGTGGTTTGCCCGGTGTTGCTGCTGATCGTACCGCCTTTGCTTTTCAAAAGTCTGCTATTGGTCTTGCCGTTAACATGGACTTGCAAACTACTATCGACTGGGTTGCCCAGAAGACAAGCTGGCTCGCAAATGGCGTGTTCAAGGCTGGTTCTGTAGCAAGGGAACCTCAAGGTATAATCAAGATTCAATATGATGAGGGAGTTTAGAGCATGGCCTTTTTAGCAGCAAACTTTTTACCTATGTCATCCATGGCTAATAGTGATGCGCCTCGGCACTACACTTATAAAACCGTTGACGCAAAAGCAGTGACAGGAGCCTCAGGATATTTCAACGAGGTTGCTGATCAGCTTAATGTTGGCGATTTGGTCTGGATCGTAGGCGTAACAGGTGGAACCGAGGTCTTTACCTTGACGTTCATTGATGCGATTTCAGGAGCAGGTGTTGTTACTGTTCTGGACTCTACTCTTACCTTGGCATAATCAAACCCGCCCTTTTCTTAACCGTTAGGGGCGGACTTTTTTGGAGGCTCTATGGCATCAGACATAGATATTGCCAGTAATGCGCTTCTATTGATTGGTGATGAACCGATAAGCAGCTTCACAGAGCCGGGGGCAGGTGCAACAGCCGCCGCTAATCTATACGAGGACACTTACAGAGGCTTATTGTCTTTGCATCCGTGGACGTTTGCGTTAAAAGAACAGCTGTTGAATAAACTTTCACAATCCCCTGATGATCTAACCAACTTCAATAATGCTTTTCAGGTACCTGCTGATCACATAAGAACATGGGCGCTATTGCCACACTCCAATTATGTGGTGGTTGGTGATTTGATCTATTCAAATGAAGAAGAACTGCTTCTAAGATATGTGTTCAAGGTTGATGAAACCTCGTTGCCTCCACACTTCATTAAGACGTTGGAATATCTTTTAGCTTCTGATTTCGCCCAGCTTGTGACAGAAAGCACTAGCAAGAGTCAGTATTTCAAAGGTGTTTATATAAACCAGTTGGCAAGTGCGATGAGTATTGATTCTCAAGGCCATCCACAGCAAGCCATAGTAGACTCGCCATTCACAGACGCTCGACACGGTGGTTTTAGTGGTGGGTTTGGTGGATTCTGATGGCACTGTTCCAGGTACAATCAAACCTAAACAGAGGTGAAATCGACCCTATAGCAATAGGGCGTATTGATCTTGATGCCTATTTTAATGGCGTAAGAACCGCTGATAATGTGTTGCCCATTCCCCAAGGAGGCATGAAGAAGCGTCCGGGTATGGCTTTCCTTGGTACTGCATTGGGTGATGGTCGTACAGAGAACTTCTCTTTCAATATAGAGCAAAACTATCTGCTGGTATTTACTGCTTTAAAAATGCAGATATACAAGGATGGGGTTCTACAAACTAATATTAATGGTTCAGGTGATGACTTCGCGGTTACTCCGTGGAGCTTGGCCCAATTAGCCGATATTGATTACATTCAATCAGCAGATACAGCTATTGTAGTCCATCCTGATGTTCAGTTTCATACCATAACAAGAACATCTGATACAGATTGGGATGTTTCTGTTCTAACGATAACCAATACACCGCAGTTTGATTACAACGATGGATCTAGCCCCACTCCTGTATCTCAGGTTCAAAGGCTTTCGTTTACATCGTTTACTGCCGGGGATAGATTCAAGCTCTCTCTTGACGGGATATTGTCCGAGGAAATCGCTTTTGGCGGAGGAACGGGAAAGAATATTGAGGTCGGATTGCTGGACTTGCCAAACACGGCCAATACGGGTGTTTCAGTGGTGTTTATATCTGCCGGCGAGTTTGATATAACATTTAGTGACGATTCTGCTGACGACTATGACGATATATCAGGAGCGATAATCTTTGCCCAATCATCGGCTGCAAGGCTTTCAGGAAATGTTACCACTGCCGGCACAAGCCGCGCAGAAGATGTTTGGAGTGCTGGCCGAGGATGGCCAAGAACAGCAACTTTCCATGAAGGAAGGCTATTCTTCGGTGGCTCTAAGTCTCGTCCGGCTACAATATGGGGATCAAAGGTCAATGATTTCTTTAATTTTGATGAAGGAAGAGGTCTAGACGACACATTGGTTTCGGCCACGCTTGATACAGATCAGGTGAACGCAGTTGAAGGTATCTTTTCCAACAGAGCCTTGCAGATATTTACATCCGGTGGTGAGTTCTTTGTGCCTGAATCTCCAATCACACCTAGCAATATAGCGGTAAACCCTCAAACCAACTTGGGATCAAGGCGGGTAAGGCCCGTTACCATTGATGGCGTGACTTTGTTTGTACAGAGAACTGGCAAGTCTGTGAATCAATTCGTATTCATTAATGAGTTTCAAGCAAACCAGACTCGTTCTGTTTCCACACTTGCCTCTCACTTGATAAACACACCTATTAAGTTGAGCGTTTCACGTGGAACATCCAAAACCGATGCCAACTATGTTTATATTTTGAACAATGATGGAAGTTTGACAGTGTTTAATACCCTTATTTCTGAAGGTGTTCAAGGATTCACATCGTGGTCAACTAATGGGTTGATAAAGTCTATTGCGGTTGTTGATGACAGGTTGTATTTCTTAGTCGAAAGAGTGATTAATAGTGTCACTGTACAATTTATAGAAAGAGAAGATGACTTATTAAATGCTGATGCAGGGGTTCGCTCCAGTGTTAGCACAAGCCCTATTCTAACGGGTTTAGACCATCTTGATGGGGAAACGGTAAGGGTCAAGGCTGATGAGGCCGTACAGGATGATGAGGTTGTTGCCAGCGGTCAAATTACTATTGGTCGTGATGCCGAGATCATTGAAGCGGGATTAAATTATGTACCAACTATTCGGACTATGCCGTTAAATGTCGGATTAAAGAACGGGCCTAATGTTTTCGCGAAGAAGAAAATACAACGAGTCGCTTTACAGTTGTTTGAGTCCAACGGAATCATTGTAAATGGTCAGATCATTGCTGATAAAACGATTGGCCAGGATCAGTTTGATTCGCCTACTCCACAAACGGGAGAGGTGAGGATTCACGTCTTGGGTTGGACGCTAGATGCGTCTGTTACTATTACACAGGTGGATCCAGTACCAATGACAATACTCAGTATAGGCTTGGAGATAGCACTCTAATGGGTTTAATTCTTGATGTAGTTCAATTTCAACAAACAAAAGCTGCTGGGAAGATCGCCAGAGGCGAAGCCGAGGTTGCTGCTAAACAGGAGGAGTTAGCTGCGGTTCAGCGTGAAGGCGACAGAAAGGCTCGGTTAGCGGAAGCACTTGCCTCTCAGAATGCTGCTGCCGGTGCCGGTGGTATTGCTGCTTTTGAAGGTTCTCCGCTTACAATTCTTCAAGAAGATATTAAGTCCGAGAAGCGGGCTACTGAGCGCGATGTATTCCAGACCGAACTGGGGGCAATGACTTTACGCGCAAGAGGCAAGATAGCCGAAAGACAGGCAAGAACTGCGGCCAATATTGGCTTGATTCGTTCTGTTGAGAAAAAGGCAACAGCAGGGGCTAGTGCTGGTGGTTAAACGATTCGTTGAAGAAGTACCAATACGCTCTCAAGACCTCTCTACAGGGGCGGCTCAAGGCATCCTGTCATTAACGCAAAAGCTCGAAGGATTTAAGCAACAGACAGATCAGCTAATCTCTGCTGTTGAAACAAAGCGCGGCAGGGAAGAAGCTGCTTTGGTTCCCCTTGAAGACACAACTATTCAGGCTGGGGAAGAAAAGTTCTCTATTACTGCTCAACCTAAAAAGAAAGAGGTTGGTTTCTTTGAGGCTATTATCACAGGTGGAGCGGCTACCAAGCAATATAACAAAAGTTTACAAACGTCTTATTTAGCTTCGTTGGGCAATGATACTCGTGAGGCTTTGAAAGCTATTGAGGCTGAGAACCCCGACAACGTAGGGGCTTATAATGAGAAAGTAGGCGGTTACGTTAGTGGCGTATTAAAAGAGGTTGATCCGTCGGCCAGAAACCAAGTTGCCCAATTTATGGACAACCAAGTAACGGATGGAAGGATTCGAGTTCAGCAAGCGGCTATCGCAAGGCAGCAAGAAATATCAGACATTGAAAACTCAAAAGCTATTGAGGGTGCTAGTGATGCTGCTGTGCGGGCTGCAAGAGAAGGCAATCAGGTTGCCGCTGGTGAGGCTTTAATAGAAACCAAGGCGATCATGGATAGCTTTGTGGGCCAGCCCGGTATTGATCAAGAGGGCGTTGATTTTGCATTTTCCCAAATACAGAAGAAGGTAGCTGTTGAAGGAATTAGAACTGCTGTAAGAACCAATGCATCTAGAAAAGGCGGTATTGCAGAAACAGCCAAGTTGGTTAGGGAGTTCAGAGAAAACCCGTTAAAAGGGTTTACAACATCAGAACAGGAAGATATTTATAAAACCTTGGTCGCTGATTTGAACAGTGTTGTAGCTTTGCGCAACAAGGAAGAGGATGGCGATCAGGAATTTGTTGATAATGCGCAGGAACAAAAATCCTCTGAATTGTATTTGGGTGTTTTGGGTGGGGCCGCTTCTGCTGGCGATGTTACGTCTGCATTGGGGAATAAAGAAATCAACCAGACTCAAGCTACTAAATTGTTAAATCTGGTTCAGACTAGAGGCCAGGGCATAGATGATTGGACGCTGATCAACCTTATCAATGAGGAAATACGAGCAGATAAGCCGCTGGACGAAATCACCGACATTATTACGACTAACACTGGTTCAAGGCTGACCAGCGCTACAGCGTCAAGCCTGTTAGACAAAGTAGTTGCGTCGAAAGATGAAGAATCCCCCCTGAAAAAGAACGATGTTAGAAGAGCGGAAGATTTCATTACCTCTAGCATGAGAGTAACGGGGCCGCTGGGATCGTTGGATTCAGAGGCTGAGAAACGATTGGCAGATGCTAGGCGGTTGTTTGCAGACAGAGTATTAGCCGGAGAAGACCCTTTTGAGGTGGCTGACGGGTTGGTTGATACAGATCAACTCACGCGCGCACCAAGGCCGCTGTTTGGAAATAAGGAGGATTTAGACACTTCCTTGAATCTTCTTAATGACGCTTTGCAGGCTGGGTCTATTGATGACGAAACATATAATAGAGAATGGAACAATATCGAGCGGTTAAAACAGTTAAAAGAAAATATAGAGGCTTTCAATAAGGCGAAGAAGGAGCATTTTAGTGGCATCTAGTGATATGTCGGGGCAGTACATGGCCAGCCGGAACGCTTCGGTGGTTACGCCTGCTCAAAGGTTTCGTATGCAGCAGAAAGGAGAGTTGTCACAGCCAGAGGCTCCTGCTCCTGCACGATTAAACATTCCAGAGTCCAAAGTAACAGTTGGCGGTGTTGCTGCTGACATAGGGGCTGGTGTTGTTGAGGCTCCTCGTCAAATCTTTGGCGGTGTTAGGGACGCTGCACAAGAAACGTTGAATGCTGCTGACAGTTTAGGGCAGTCGATAGAGAGCTTCCTTGGTATTGAGAACATACCCACCATCCTTCAGTTCACCGATGAAGAAGGAAACTTTGATCTTGATTTGTTGACTCGATCAGAAGCTGCGAAGAAGGGTGGCTTGAAAGACATTCTGCCCACTATTTCTGACCCAAGATCTACCACAGGAGCATTGGTTCGTGGTGTTGCACAGTTCCTAACAGGGTTTATTGGTGCGGGAAAAGCATTAAAAGGTGTCGAGACAGCAACAAAGACAGCCAAAGTGGGGAAAGTATTGGCTCAAGGCGCTATTGCTGACGCTATTGTTTTCGATCCGCATGAAGACCGGCTATCCAATTTAACCGAAGAATTCCCTCTGTTGCAGAATCCAGTTAGCGACTTTCTCGCAACTGAGCCTGATGACACAGAAGCAGAAGGAAGATTCAAGAATGCTCTGGAAGGACTGGCGCTTGGCGGTCTCACTGAAAGCCTGTTTCACTCTGTACGGGGTATTCGGGCCAATCGTATAGCTAAACGCGAGCAAAACCAGCTAGAAGCTGATAGAGACACTGCTGCGGCTCTTGTTGATGACTCTCTGGTTAAAGAAGGCGAACCAATCAAGCCTTTAACAGCAGACGAGTTAAAAGCCGTTGAGCCAATAGCACCTAAACCAGACGAAGCACTCCCATCACTAGGCGATCCATCCAAGCCCATGTTTAGTGGCGGGAAGGGTTTAGCTGGTGATGCTGACGCTCTTAATATCAACCTTTCTCGAATCAATACGACAGATGATGTTAAAAACCTGATTGAAAAGGTGGCCGAGAAGAACGCCAAAGCTATCAATGCAGAACGTCGAGAAGTAATCACTCAAGAAGAAACGGTAAAACTGGCTGATGATTTAGGCATGACCGTTGGAAACCTGCTGGATCGTCGTAGAGGCGAGGCGTTTAATGCAGAACAAGCCGTAGCAGCAAGGAAGATATTGGTTGCATCTGGTGAAAATCTGATCGAAATGGCTAAAAAAGCAGCAACAGGAACTGATGAAGAGGTTACAGCCTTTCGTCGGGCTATGTCGCAGCATTCTGCCATACAATCACAGGTGTCTGGATTAACAGCAGAAGCCGGTAGAGCCTTGCAATCATTCAGGATTCAGGCTGGCAGTGATGCTATGCAGGCTAGAGCGATTAAAGAATCCTTGGATGCTGCGGGTGGCGGTGATTTCTCAAGAAACATGGCTGCTCAGATAGCTCAGATGGGTGATGCTGCACAAGTTAACAAGACCGTGAAGAATATGCTGGGCGCTAAGACCAAAGACATGTTGTATGAGGCATGGATTAATGGGCTTTTAAGCTCTCCTGCTACACATACTGTTAACGTGTTAAGTAATTCCATAGTAGCTGGTTGGGCTGCTGGTGAGCGCAAAGTAGCATCTATGATAGGCAAAGGTCTTGGTGATCAATCTATCCCTGATGGCGAGGTGTCGTCACAGCTAAAGGGAATGGTTGAAGGTACAAAAGACGGGATGCGACTTGCATGGAAAGTATTAAAAACAGGCGAACCATCAGACGAACTAACCAAGATTGAAACCCAAGGCCACAGGTCGATTACTGCGGAGAACCTTAATCTATCTGGTACTCCTGGTCGCTTTGCTGACTTTGTTGGTGAAACCGTAAGGGTTCCGGGCAGGATGTTAACTGCTGGCGATGAACTGTTTAAAACCATTGGTTATAGGATGGAGTTGAACGCTCAGGCATATCGCACAGGATATAACGAAGGGTTAAGAGGCGACGAGTTATCTGTTCGCATGAATGACATTATCAACAATCCTCCTGAAAACCTGCATATTCAAGCGATTGATGCCTCTCGCTATCAAACATTCACGCAAGAACTGGGAGAGGCTGGAAAGTCTGTTCAGTCGGCAGTTAGGCGGATTCCGGGCGCGAGGATAATTGTTCCCTTCATTCGTACACCCACGAATATCATGAAGTATGTCGGAGAAAGAACGCCACTGGCTCCACTTGCTAAAGGTGTCAGAGAAGATATATCAGCGGGTGGCGCGCGTCGAGATGTGGCTTTGGCTAAAATTGCCACAGGTTCAATGATTATGGCTGCTGCTGCTGATTACACTTTGTCTGGACAAGTGACAGGCGGTGGACCAAAGAATCCTGCAATGAGAAACCTGCTCAGAACTACAGGTTGGCAACCGTACTCTATTCGAGTGGGTGATGATTATTTTGCGTATAGCCGCCTTGATCCGGTTGGAGCTTTAATTGGCATTAGTGCTGATATGTCTGAAATCATGGGCCAAGTATCAGAAGCAGAGGCTTTAGACTTAGCCACCGCAGCAGCCGTTTCTGTTGCTCAGAACGTAACCTCTAAAACGTATTTACGCGGAGTCTCAGAATTCTTTGATGTAATGAGCAGTGTTTCTTCTGATCCAGAAGCTAACAACCGAAAGATTGAAAGATGGATCGAGAGGATGGCTGGCTCAGTGGTTCCTGCTGGCGTTGCTCAACTTGAAAGAACAATAGACCCTGCTTTGAATGCTACTCAAGGCATATTGGAGAAAATACAGTCGCGTATTCCTGGCTATTCGGAAGACCTTCCGCCAAGAAGGAACATATTTGGTGAGCCTATCGTTTTATCTGGTGGGCTGGGGCCGGATATTATGTCGCCCATTTATATGTCAACTGACAAAAAAGACCCCATAGCTGATGAAATTGTTAGCCAACAAACACTATTAAGAATGCCTCTTAGAGCAATTAGCGGCGTTGAGTTGGACAGCCACATGTATGATCGTTACATCACCTTATATTCAGGCAAAGAAAACAGGTTTGTTGATCAACCACTAAAATCTAAATTGGCTGAAGCTTTTAGAACTCCAAGCTATCAAAATGCAACTGATGGACAAGAAGGTGGCAAGTCTGTATTCATAAGAGCTATCTTTGAGGCTTATCGAGAAACAGCTAAACAGCAGTTAATTGAAGAAAATCCCGAGTTGAGAATGAGTATAATGAAACTCAAAACCAAGAAAGTTGAAAAGCTAACAGGTGTTAGACAATGACTATCACGACAAACGACACGCGTGAAGAGTTCACAGCAACCGCAGGGCAGACTGTCTTTAACTATACGTTCAAGATTTTCTCTGCGACTGATCTTACGGTATATATAACACCTACGGGACAAGTTGCTAATGATGCTACAGACATTACTACTGCTTTCGTTGTCGATGCAGGCACCATTGGGAATCCTGCTGGCGGATTCATCACACTGGATGTAGGTGCAACATTAAACGATCTGGTTACTATTGTTTCAAATATTGCTTCAAACAGGACAACGGACTACCAAAATAATGGTGATTTTCTGCCCGATACAGTCAATGATGATTTTGATCGCGTTGTATCGTTGGGCAAACAGGTAGAAGCTCTTGCGAACAGGACTCTCCAGTTTCAGGAATCCCAACAAGGGGTTTCAGCTTTAACCCTTCCGCCACCCAAGGCTGATAATGTTCTTATCTGGAATGCAGGGTTAACAGGTTTTGATAATGATGATGGATCAGGCCTTCTAGGAGTAGGTGCATCTGCCACAGCCGCAGCCGCCAGTGCAGCCGCAGCCGCCACATCAGAAACCAACGCAGCGTCCAGTGAAACAGCGGCAAGTACCTCAGAGACAAATGCTGCGACTTCTGAGACGAATGCCGCAACTTCAGCCAGCAATGCAGGCACATCTGAAACTAATGCTGCAAGTAGTGCGTCAGCCGCTTCATCAAGCGCGTCTGCGGCTTCCACAAGTGCGTCTAACGCCTCTACGAGTGAGACTAATGCAGCCTCTAGCGCATCAGCGGCAAGCACATCTGAAACCAATGCTGGTACGAGTGAAACCAACGCGGGAATATCAGAAACTAATGCTGCTACAAGCGCAAGTAATGCCGCGACCAGTGAAACCAACGCAGCCACATCAGAGACTAACGCGGCGGCTAGTGCTGCTACAGCCAGTATTAGCGTAGTTCCAACAGGGAATGCAGCTGGCACCGTTGATGTAATAACCGCAACTCTAACACCAACATTGGCCTCTCTTCTGGATAGACAAAAGGTAAGGGTCAGGGCTGCTGGTGCTAATACCTCAACTACTCCAACCTTTAATCCTGATGGCTTGGGTGCAGAGACTATTGTTAAGTTGGATGGTATTGCTTTAGCTATTGGTGATATAGCCGGCGCCGATCACGAATTAGAACTTGTACGCAATGGTGCTACAGGAGAATGGCATTTAGTAAATCCTGCGTCTGAAGTAGAAAGCATTGTTCTTGCTGCATCTGATGAGACAACAGACTTAACCACAGGCGTGGCTAAACTCACGTTTAGAATGCCTTATGCCTTCACCCTTACCGATGTGAGGGCAAGTGTTACAACAGCTCCTACAGGCTCTGTGTTGACCGTAGACATCAACGAGACAGGTACGACCATACTTTCTACCAAGATCACCATTGATGCTACTGAGAAAACAT